GTTTGGCCCGGATGCGGCTCGCGCGGCTAAGGTGCTGTGCCGCCCGAGCCGCTCTGGGTTAAGCTTGGCGCGCCGGGGCTGGGCGGTTCACGTCGAAACTAGGGCCGCGTTCATGCAGCGGTCGGAGGGCCAGCGGGCGGCGGTGCGGGTGCTAACCACGGATGATCCGGCTAAGTATGATGCCGGCTTGACGTGGCCGAAGATGTATTCGATCGCGTCGTCGCAAGGCGTTACGTGTGATTACGTCGGGCTCGTCGTGTGCGGCAACATGCTTCGTCATTTCCGCGATCCGGCCAGTCTGCACGGCGCGCTGTACGTTGCGTTGACCCGGGCGCGGTCCGGCGTGGTCTTCATTTTGGAGCCGACCTTGGTTCCGCGGGACGCCGCGCTTGCCGACGTCGTTGAGCCGTACATCAGGGCCGTCGCCGGTGTGGTTGGTGGTGCCACATACTGGAAGACGTACGTGCGGCCTGAGCACCCGGCGTCGGAGTTGCTGGACATGCTGCACCCGATTGAGCCGGCGCCGTCGTTGTTCACGTCGCGTCCTTTGCAAAAGACGCCGATGCCGGAGGGGTTCCGTTTTGAGCCATCGTTGTTGTCCCCGGACACGGTGGCGAACGGCAACCTCTGGCAGCACACGTCCAATATGGCGCCTCTGCTGCGTGAGCCGGAGGCGGTTAAGGTCAGGACGTCGAAGTTTAGCGGCACGATCCGGGACCTGTTGCTGCTCGGTGAGAACATTCCCGGCGCGCGTCATTGGGCTGGGTCGTATGAGCAACTCGCGGCGACAGCGGCCGCGCGGGTGGCAGCGAGCCGGAAGGCCAGGGAGGTGCATGGGCGCTTCAACCCCTACGGGAACCGTGACGTGAGGCGCATCTTCGCCGAGTCGTATATTGACTCGGCGAAGCACAAGCAGTTACTCGAGTCATCCGTTCTTGGCTACGTTGAGCCTCAAGCGCGCAACGAATTCCTGCGAGCTGTCGGGCCTTGGCAAGAGGTTGCGACTGAGGTGACGTTCCGCAACCTGTGCGAAGCTCTCACGCAGACGGTGCGGCTGCATCTGAAGTCTCAAACGAAGCCGAAGGGCCTGGCAGCGACGTTGGAGCCGAAGGCAGGTCAGCCGATCACGGCGATGGAGAAAGGCGTGAACGTTATGTACGGGGTCCTCTTTCGTGTGCTTGAGTTGAACTTCGTCAACGTCTTTCGTGACGATGTCATTTGGGCGAGCCGCGACACCATTGCGGGTCATGCGGCCCGATGGTCTGAGCCCGGAGAGATGTTCGCCTTCATACTCATGTCGGATGCGGTCGAGTTCGATGCGAGTCACACCATGTGGTCGAACGCCGCGCTGTGCACCGTGTGGTCGTTGGTCAACCCGTACGCTGAGTGGTTGGACAAGTACTTCGCGTACAAGAACTGCGCCTGGGTCGCGTCAGCTGCTGTGTCTTACGTCTCACTCGGCGCCATGCTCAGTGGCGGCGCGGACACGTTCGCTTCCAACACGATCAAGATTATGCTCGACACGGCCATCATGGCGTGGTGCGGGCCACTCGGGCGGGCCTGGCGTCGTGCCGTCTATCGGGTCATGTTTGGCGGTGACGATATGGCCGCCGCCTCGCGTCTGGACCCGGCGTGGGTGTTCGATTACTCTTGGGCGAACCTGGCGTACATACGGCCGTTGAAGACGCAGGTGTTGAAGAACACGGCGGTGTGCGAGTTCTTCAACCACGTGTTCGGCCACGGGATCGCGGTTTACCGCTCGCTCATCGCGGAGCGGAAGCTGTTCTGCAAGAACTACGCGGAGGTGTTGCGCAGCCGCGCCAATTGGGCCGAATTCATGTTGGCGTGGCGCGACATGACCTCCACGTGGGCAGAGCACTTCTGGCTCGCCGCGGCGATGGAGGCCGCGTTCAACGGCGAGTCAGACGCTGCGGTGGAGGTGCGCATGCGCAACCTCATGGCTTTTGGCCGCCTGTCTTATGTGGCGGCTTTGCGGGTGTTGCCGGTCAGTTCCTATCAAGTGCCGGCTTTCATCGTGTTGGACCGTCTGTCCAATTAGCCCGGGCGCCTTTGCCCCGGGCGCGTTGGGTCATTTGTTTGTTGATCCGGCGTTGTTTGCGCGATGAATATCCGCTCAGCTATGAAGGTTGCGCCTACCGTTCAGTTCGGCGCTTCGTTGATGCCCCCCACGGGGGCGGAGAAACGCGCCGCTCCGAAGGTGGTGCGCACGTTGTCGGCGCCGGTCGGGCGCCGTGCAGGCAGCTCGCGGTCTTGGCGGGCTAGGGTGAACCCGGGCCGGGTCTATGGCGTGGGTCACCATCACAGCGGTCCGTTGCATTGGCCGCCGTTTGTGGCTTATCAGGCCACCGCGCGGGAGTTGGGGGCTTTGATCTTTGCCGCCCCGAAGCGGTCTCAGTACGTCATGTACGGCTCTGACGATCATGTCGAGCCCTTGCTGGCTTGTTGCGCCTGCGGGCAAGTGAAGCGTTATGAAGGCGATGATGTTTGTGCTGGCTGCGGGGAGCCTTTCGTCGGGCATGAGTCTATCGTCGTGACGGTGGCAGCGGGCGAGCTCGTTCGCGTGTTTGGTCG